TGATGTGTTAATTCACCTTGGGGATTGGTCATTTGGTGGATTTGATAGAATAAAAGACTTCTATGATAGGTTGATTTGTAAGAATATTCACTTGATACTGGGCAATCATGATCATCATATGGTGAATAATCGTGAAAATTGTCGGGATTTGTTTTTGAGTGTGTCCCACTATGAAACCTTGGAGTTCAAGCATTATAAGTTTCAACTTATGCACTACCCAATTAGTTCTTGGGATGGGTTGAATAAAGGTGTTTTCCATTTACACGGGCACTGCCACTTGCCGACACACATGAGGTTCGGTAAAGGTAAAAGAATGGATGTTGGAATGGATGGTCATCCGCAGTTTCGTCCTTATAATCTTCTTACGGAAGTTATTCCCCTGTTGAGAAACCGGGAGAACTTATCGGAGATGCCGGATGACCATCATGTTGAAAGATTATTAAATTCAAAGTAATATGGATAGGTTCGACCAATATATAGAATTATTTAAGTGGTTCATTAGCAGCGTTGCTATTGTTGTGGTTACACTCATTATTGATACTGGTTTCCGGGAAAGGGAAACCGGTATCAACGAGATGAAATTGTATAGCGATTACGTTGATGTGATATTGAAAGCAAATAATATTGAGGAAAGATATAAACTTGCCGATTATTTTGCGACTGTCACGCCAACTGATAGGTTGAGAGTTAGGTGGATTGAATATAGAAATACAATTGTTGAATCTTATATGGAGTTCCAAACGTTGAAAATAAAAGAAGCGCAGTTGCTGGCAAGTAATAAAGATGTATCAAAAGAACTTATTGAGATTCAAAATAAAATGAAAAAACATGAGGGTGGTTTGGTTGGTTCGCACAATATTGAATTGGCCACAGAATGGGAAGCAAATGGTTTTGATTTTCTGATAAAAAAGGATGTTGTAAGCGCGATTGATGCGTTCAAAAAAAGTGAAGAAAGTTTTCATGGTTTTCATTCCGTTCATGAAATTTACCTATATTTGTCCCGCAATAAACTTGTATTAAATAACCAAGATTCAAAAGGATGGAAAAAAGTTTATCGTGAAATCTTAAAAAGATACTCATGGAAGATGCCAGAAGAACAAAAATCAATATTAAATAGATTAGCATATGGAGAATAAGATTAAATTTGAGGTGGAATTAACACCGGGTCAATTAGAAAAACTTAATGAGTGGAAAGACGCTCATAAATTGATTTTCGGTCAATACGGCAAATTTATATATTCATTCACTGATAATGGCGTAACAACAGATTTGAAAATTAAAAGTTTATTATCTGAACATTCAATTTATTTTGTAATATGAAAACCTTATATATTGTTCGTGGAATTCCTGGCTCTGGCAAAAGCACGTTTGCCAAAGAACTTGTCCCTGATTTTTTGGTATGCGAAGCTGACAAATATTTCATGTCGGGGGATGAATATAAGTTTGACCCAACAAAATTGAAGGATGCTCATTTATGGTGCCAAAAAATTGTGGAAACTTATATGGAAAGCGATGAACTTTATCCCAAAATTGCTGTTTCAAATACATTCACAACCGAATGGGAAATGAAACCTTATTTTGACTTGGCCGAAAAATATGGATATAGAGTTTTCAGCGTAGTAGTAGAAAATAGACATGGAAATAATTCCGTTCATAATGTCTCGGATGAGACAATAAATAAAATGATTAATCGTTTTCAAATAAATTTATAAAACAATAACAATGCAATTATTAACATTTAACACAACATTAAAAGAAGCGACGCTCCACACATCAGATGGTAAATTAGACCAAGTATGGAAAAACGTCCCAACCGTGAAAGTTCAAGACGGATTTTTTGAGGTAATCCAAAAAGATGAATTCGATAAAAATTATCCAGTTTTTAGATGCCCAATTTCTAACACAAACATGCGAATTGATAAATAATGGAAAGAAAACTTGCTTCAATTAGAAAAATCACCAACATCCAACCAATACCAAACGCTGACGCTATTGAAGTTGTTTCCGTTGATGGGTGGAATGTTGTTACAAAAAAGGGCGAGTTCAAGATTGGCGATCTTTGTATTTATTGCGAGATTGACTCATTTTTACCGATTTTACCTGAATTTGAATTCTTGCGTAAATCATCTTATAAAAAGTTATCAAACGGAGAAGAAGGGGGTTTCACAGGGATTGGTATTACCAACATCTGTATTACCAGGAGGTAGAGATTTGTATCCTGGTATGGACGTAACCGAGGTTTTGAGTATCAAAAAATATGAACCACCAATTCCAGCATCCTTGGTAGGTAAAGCAAAAGGTTTATTCCCGCATTTTCTCCATAAAACAGACGAAGAAAGGGTTCAAAATCTTGCTAACGAATTTGGTGTATTACACCTATTCCACCCAAATAAGACGTATTATGTTACAGAAAAACTTGATGGTTCATCCGCAACATTTTACTTCCGAAATGGCGAATTTGGTGTTTGCTCACGAAATCTTGAATTATTAGAAACTCCGGATAATACCTATGGTTCCAGTATTAAGCCAGGATTTTAAGTTCTCATCAACAATTGATGAATTGCTAAAATATGCTGATGGAAAATCACAACTCAATCCAGAATTTGATAGAGAAGGTGTCGTCATCCGAAGCCATGATAGAACCATTTCATTCAAAGTTATTTCAAACAAATTTTTATTAAACGAAAAATAATTAAACCTATGCCAAATTTATCATTAATCAAAATTGTCTCTCTCGTAACATTATCCCTGTTTATCGGATATTTTTGTTTCAGATTTATCACCAGTCCCGAATTCATCCTGAATATGGTTGGGTATGTCTTTTCAGCAATTACAATCCTAACGATCGGTGCTTATTTTATTTATAAGAGGTTGGGCGATCCATCGGAAGAAAGTGGTGGAGAAATTTATTAACAAAAAAATCCTCAGAATTAACCCTGGGGATTTTTTTTATATGAAAATTAAACCATATCTTTGTGATAAATTAAAAATATGTTAGAGGAAATAAAACAATTTTATCGAAACGAGGGTTTAAGAGCACAAATGGTTATTATGCCAATTCTTTTCCTTATTGAATTTGCAATTAAACCGAATAAAACAATATTCGGTCATATTCAAGCGTTTTTGTTTTTATATTTAGCAACGATGTCATTACTTTTTTTGATTATTTATCTTGGAAAAAAAATATAAAATGAAATATAAAATATATCTTGATGATGTCCGCACTCCGGTAGATAAAGACTGGGTGGTGGTTAGAAATTACGATGAGTTTGTAAGTAAAGTTACAGAGATTGGATTAGATAATATCGAACTAATTTCATTAGACCATGATTTGGGTTATTCCGCCATGTCCGAATGGTATGGAAATACTTATCATAACTACACCATCAATTATGACAACATAACAGAAAAAACCGGTTATGATTGTGCAAAATGGCTCGTTGATCAGTGGTTAGATGGAAGCCCAGTTGTTGATATTCGTGTTCATTCAGCAAATGGAGTAGGCGCTGGAAATATTTGTGGGATAATTTGGAATTATATGCATACTCATCGTTTACCCCAAAATAACAATATGAGATGGATTGTCCCCTTCACAATATCAAACTAATTGTATTGGTTATACAATTATTGTAGGGTTCAATTAAAAATAATTTATGTTAGGTGATATTTATTTGAAAAATAAATGTCATGAACTATGAAAAATTATATTATTCAATAATCAATAACGCAAAATCAGAAAATCGTAAAAAAAATAAATTAACATTATTCGAAAATCATCATATCATCCCTAAAAGTATTGGAGGTAATAATGAAAAAGATAATTTAGTTTTATTAACACCAAAAGAGCATTATCTTTGCCATAGACTATTGATTGAAATATATCGTAAAACTATTTACGAGAATAAAATGTATTTTGCTATGTGGTGTATGATAAATGGGTTTGGTAATCAAAAAAGACACGCAACTTCATCTAGGATATATGAAAGATTAAGGTATGATGTGTTTAACAGAGTTAAAGAAAACCCTAAGAAAAGAAAAGAAATTTCCCAATACGACATGTATGGAAATTATATAGAAACATTCGAGTCAGTTAGACATGCGGCATTATCTTGTAAATTGAATGCTTCGTCTATTGAAAATTGTGCGAGAGGGGAAACTAAGAGTTCGGGTGGGTTCAATTGGAAATATCATAAATCAGATAAAATCATCAGACCAATAACCCATAAAAAACCAGGTAGAAAGAATGGTGGTACTCCTTGGAATAAGGGAAAAAAAACAAATATAATCTGTAGTGAAAATGCAAAAAAAATTTTACAATTTTCATTAAATGGTGAGTTTATTAAAGAATGGCGATGTATATTTGCGGCATCAATAGAATTGAATATAAGCCGGGGTGCGATTGAAAATTGTGCGAGAGGTAAAGTTAAAAGTTCTGGGGGGTTCAATTGGAAATATTATAATTCATCAAAAGAAATCTTACCAGTTTTATTTGATAAGCCGGGAAGAAAATTAGGAAGTATTCCGTGGAATAAAAAACAAAGACCAAAATGAAAGCAATACTAGAATTTAATTTACCTGAGGATCAAGATGATTTTAAAAAAGCAGCAAGTGCTAATGATCTACATTACGCAATATGGGAATTTGATCAGTGGTTAAGGAGTCAAACCAAATATGCTCCTGATACTATGAGCAAAGACTCATATGACGCTTATGATGATTGCAGAGAAAGATTATACCAATTTTTAAACGAAAATAATGTAAATTTTAACTAATGAAATATAATCCTGAAATATTAGAGAAATACGTGAATGATGGTTTGATAGAAAAAACCAATCACCCTACCTTACCCATATCCATATATAATTACTCACGTGAGACTCAATATAAAGGATTGTGGGACAATATAACTAGGTCATGCCGAGCGTTAATACTTGACGCAGACGGAAATGTGGTGGCAAAATCATTCAATAAATTCTTCAACATAGAAGAACATACTCCTGGTGATTTACCACAAGAGTCATTCAAGGTTTATGATAAAATGGATGGTTCTTTAATCATATTGTTCAGATATAACGATGAATGGATATTCGCATCAAAGGGTTCATTTTCATCAGATCAAGCAAATCTCGCAAAAAAGATATTTGAGAAAGTTTATTCTTATGATCTTCTTAATGAGAAATATGTTTATGTGTTTGAACTAATAGGTCCATCAAATAGAATAGTCGTTGAGTATCCGGAAGATAATCTGGTTCTTCTTTCAGTTGTAAATACCATAGACTGGGTTGAAGAAGACATATATAATGTTGAAAACAACAACTTCGTAAGGACCAAATTATATGACGGAATAAACGATTATACCACTTTGAAGTTCTTAATATCTAATGATAAAGAGGGTTATGTTGTTAAATTCAAGAATGGTTTCCGGGTTAAAGTTAAAGGTGAAGAATATGTTAGGTTACACAGGATATTAACCAACTTTTCAAATGTTGATATATGGGAATACCTTAAAGATGGTAAGGATATAACCGAGTTATTAGATAGGGTTCCCGATGAGTTTGATAAATGGGTAAAAGACACTATCTCGGATTTGAAATATCACAAATATAGGGTTGAGGAGAGGGTTGGTAAAACTTTTGACTATCATATGTATGGTAAATACGGAGATAAAGAACCTGTAACCAACAGAAAAGAATATGCTGAATGGGTTCTATCACAAGAAAAATGGATGCAACCAATATTATTCAGGATGTTTGACAAAAAGGATTATTCTGACTATCTTTGGACTCTGGTAAAACCCAAATACACTAAACCTTTATGGATGAAAAATAATGAATCATGAGAGAACAATTTTTGAATATATTTGAAGAACAAATACCACAACTAACCTTTCTTGACCGAGAAAAAGTTATTGATTGCATGGAAATTGCGTATCAAATGGGGAAAACCCATAATTTGCAAAAGTATGGTCAATTAAAAAACACATTTGAGGAACTTTTGGAAATGTGGGGTGATTTTGGTAAATATAATGCTTCCAGAAATCATATGGAAGAAGATTGGAAACATCAAGCCGGATTATTATGACAAACGAAGAACTTATTGAGGAACTCCTGACTTTCGCCCATGAATTGGGGATCAGGAAACAAGTTTTGGATACAACATTAAAGTTAATGGATGTTGATAAAACCTTGCATTTTTATGATGCAATAAACAAAGCATTCAATATTGAAAAAAACAAGTTGGATGATGATAGAAGATAAGTTTATTGCATTGATTGCTCATGACGGTAAAAAACCAAATATGGTTTCACTCGTTATGAACAATTTGGTATTATTGAAGAAACACAAGATTGTCGCCACGGGAACAACTGGAAGTTTAATCAAAGCGGAAGGTTTGACCGTTACATTATTGGAATCAGGACCGAAAGGTGGTGATGCCCAAATTGCAACCATGGCGGTTGAAGGTAAATTGAAATGTGTCATTTTCCTTGTAGATCCGCTTGATGTTCATCCTCACCAGGTTGATGTCAGCATGCTCCTCCGAATATGCAATGTTCATAATGTTCCCTTGGCGACAAATGTGGCAACCGCAGAATTACTAATAAAAGAATTAAATGATGAATAATATGAATTATGATTTAATCGAAAAATTTGAATATCTCATCTCAAAGATGAAAAACGAAGGTTTTCATTATTGCTTCAAACATTATTCTTCTTTTGAAGAAATTGATGATGATAAGTTTCACCTGTTAAGGGAAAATTATCTAAAATCAGCGGATGAACTAAAAGATTATATTGAAACCAGACTTGAGAATTTACTTGATGAGGGATATGAGGAAGAATAAACAATAAAAAATAATGATTATGACTAAAGACGAATTTATTTCTTATGTTAGGGGAGTTATTGATGGTGAAATGATTAACAATCCATCCGAAGTATTACATGCTCCTTTGAGGTTAATTAAATCGGCATTAGAGTCAATTAATTATAATAATGACCCTTCAGAAATAAAAATTAATGTCCCCATAAATACTGAAGTTCCCGATATGGTTCCATATCATACGGTTTGTTCATGTAGTAAGGAAAATGGTGGTTCTGGAATGTGTTTTTGTGTTATGGGAAATAAAATGGTACCAAATCCAAAAAAATATCCATCAACCGTAGGGACAACAACGACACTTAATCCGGATATAAAATTGGGACCTAGACTTAAACCTCCGTTTACAAACTTAAACCCGTTTAATTCAGTTCCACAATCAGAAATAGATGAAATGAGAGAGTATATGGAAAAAACACCTGAAGGACAAGTACAGCCCGCATTAGATAAAATACTCGAATCTGGTGATGATATTAGATATCAAAATTATGTTAAAACTGTGACAAAAAATAGAGTTGTTGAGGAAATGGAATATAAGGGAGATTGTGAATATAGATTTGTTACTGGAACCGTTTTAGAAGATATTGGTGGCAAGTATGACTTATATGCCATACCTTTCCCAAAAGAACAATTTATGGAGCGTATGAAGACAGATGAAGAGTTTGCCAAAAGGTGGTCGGTAAAAAATTAAAATTAAAAAAAAAACAAATTATGAGAAGATTACACGTAAAATTTATCAAATGGTTATCCAATAAGTTTGGATACAAAATTATAATGTTAAAGGCTAAAAATGGCTCAACCACCATTGAAGGTGATAGAGAAGTGTTACCTTATGTAGATATATCTGGGTATTTCTTCAAAAAAGAACCGATTAAACGTAATAGTAGATAAAGTTAGTTGTCCCTGTGGTGGTGTTTCCGTTATTAAACACGAACCTCGTGAATTTACAACACCTAAATTTGACAAACAAATTATTGAGTTTTATTATTATGAATGTGACGATTGCGGCGAGAAATGGACAACCACTGAAAGTGACACAATAAGTTATGAAAAATTAGATTTTACAAATAATGAATAATATAGACAAACAATATACCGAGTTATTGCAAGATATTCTTGAAAACGGTGTTACAAAAAGTGACCGGACTGGAACCGGAACAATATCTGTCTTCGGAAGACAAATTCGTCATAAAATGAGTGAAGGATTTCCATTATTAACTACAAAGAAAATGGCGTTTAAGCCGATGGTGACCGAACTTTTATGGTTTCTTCGTGGTGATACAAATATAAAATATCTCTTGAAAAATGGTTGTCATATCTGGGATGGAGACGCTTACCAACGATATGTAACGCACTGGGGAAATCCAATAGATCCAATAAATTTTGAACTATACACAAGACTAGATTTACATCCTGATAAACGATTATTCACAAAAGAAGAGTTTGTTGAAAACATTAAAAATAATGATGAGTTTGCAAAGACGTGGGGTGAATTAGGACCAATTTATGGAAAGCAGTGGAGAAGTTGGAAAGGTAAATTAGTTGATAAATCCGAAGAGTTTAACGCACATACGGCATGGATACCAGAACAAATAGATCAAATTAAAAATCTAATCAATGACCTTAAAACAAATCCTGATAGTAGAAGATTGATGGTTTGGGCTTGGAATGTAGGTGAATTAGACCAAATGGTGTTACCTCCTTGTCATTACGGATTTCAAGTTTATACAAGAGAGTTGAGTGATAGTGAAATAATAGAACATTATTACAATAATATTGAAAGACAAAATAAATGGAAAAAGGATGATAAAGGAAGATATTTTTCTTATGATGAAAAAGAAAATATATGGTTTGAGATTTCGGGAAGTGATATTCATTTTATTATGAGACCAAAATGCCCAACCAGAGCAATCTCTTTAATGTGGAATCAAAGATCGATCGACACCCCACTCGGTCTCCCGTTCAATATCGCATCTTATGGGTTGTTATTGGAGATTATTGCGAAAGAGGTTAATATGGTTCCTGATGAACTTATTGGAAATCTGGGTGACTGCCACATATATCTTAATCAAATAGAAGGTGTCAAGGAGCAAATTGGTAGGGATTTAACGGAAGAAGAAAGATATGACCTTTGGTTTGCAAACAATTATGAAACTGGAATGGAAAAATTCTTTGATCCCAACAATTTACCAAATTATGAAGATCCATATTACGAACCAACACCAAAAAGAACCAGAGAACCATTTCCACTACCGACATTAAAACTACATCATAAGGATCCATCAATACTTGAAAAACCTCAATATTGGAGACCCGAAGATTTTACAGTTGAGAATTATAAATCTCATCCAAAAATATATTTCCCATTATCAAATTAAATAAAATGAGAAGAATACCGGCAAGAATTATTAAGTGGCTCGCAGGATTATTTGGGTTCAAGATAGTAATGATTAAATTGCGGAAAGAACATTTAATAGTTGAGGGTCATTCAGAAATATTTGAATATTTTGATGGTGATTCTTATTATCATAGCAAATACCCATTTCCTGAATATGACGAAGATATGACGGATTGGGATGTGACATTATTAGACGGGTTAGAAGAAGAATAAAATATGACAAGAAGATACAGATTACAATATCAAAAAATAGTTAAAGAATGGAGAAACGCCACTCCACAGGAAGTATGGGAAGGAATTAGAGATAATTTCACCTTTGGTTTCCTCGGGGCAATCTTGGTTGTTTTTATCGCCACAGAAACTGACCTAGCAGTATTACTAGGTTATTTCATTTACTATATTTTCATGGGAAAAATTGTAAATCGCCCCAAATATGTTACTGACCTGGGAAAGATGATAGTATTCCCTGTTCCGTCAGCGCTTGGCGCTTTTACCGGATATAAATTATCTTATTGGCTGATTAACTTAATAAGTTAATCAGCATCATCTTTAAGCCATAAATCAACACAACCCAATAACGAAACGGTCTCACCAGAATCCCAATTAACCAAGTATATCCAATCATTTTTATCGTTAAACGGGTCTTCTTGAATACTTGTAACCGTTCCTTTCGTCAAAGGGATAATATCATGATGAACATCCATATAATATAATATTACCCTATCGCCGATCTCAAGTTTTGGATTCCAATCTTTCATTTGTTGATATGCTGATATTTATTTGATATGGATTTTTTAATTACTGAATCGCAATTCAATTATTTAGTTGAAAACAAAGATACTGATATAATCGAGAAAAATATATCGGAGCTTGAGTCGTTTTCTAAAAAAATATACTCGGACGCAAAAAGAAAATTTGGGATTGATTTGAAGTTGCTTTTAACCTGGGGAACCGCTGTTGGTGGGTTAGTAGCACCTTTGGATAATTTTATTAAAACAAGTGATTTATCTGTCACGGACGATCAAGCATCATTAATTCTAATCGGTATAATCACAACCTTGTTTTTTGATAATGAAGAATTATTTTCAAAAGTTTATACTAAAATAAAAGAAGAAGGAATTGAGAAACAATTTATGACCGTTTTAAGAAAAGGTCAAGATTTAAAAAAATCATTCATAAACTTCTTATTATCGTTAAATATTAGTATTAACAACATATCTGGTTTAATAAGATATAGTTTTTTAATACCAATTATATCTGACTTACAAAATTACGTTAGTGATGTATCTGATGTTACAGAAACCGCCAAAATGATAAGTGCCAGGATATTGGCATCCGGTGCTGTGTTGGTAAGTAGTGATATTCTATATCAACTAATTAGAAGAATTTTGAGGAAATTGTCTTAATAATTTTTTAATAACTTTTTCTATTTGGTCGGGAGATAGTCTATGTCGCTTCTCATATTTTTTGAACCATTCTCGCATTATATCTTCAACAGGTCTTCTTTCTTGTTTTGCCCTTCGTCGGAATCCAGCAACCTGGGCTTCAATCTCTCTTTTTTGAGTATAATATTTTAATGGTTCCTCCGGTTCCTGGCGGTATTTATATCCCCTATGTTTTTGAGACATGTGCTCTATTTCATGTCTAATAGTTTCATTTAATTCTCCAATAAGTTTTTGTATTGATAAAAGTTTTTTTTCTGGATTATAATCAATTTTGATTGATATTGTATTTTCATCACGATAATATTCCCCATCAACCTCAAATTCATCCAGATCAGAATTTTCTTCTAACTCGAGTTCGAGAGTCAAACCTGCTGCGGCACCGCCAAAATCGTAAGTCATTTCGGCTTCAAAATATTCTGGTAATGTAAAACTTCCAGAATCCTCGGACTTAAAAACCTTTATAATGTCTTTTACTAATTTTCTTGTAATTCCATCATATTTTCCTTCAATCAAAAATGACTCTGTTATTTGATCTTTTACTTGCTCATTCACAATTTTAGTTAATATTGAACCTAAATCATCTTTGTAATATATAATAATATTATGTAAAATTTCATTTACACCATTATTTATTCCAAATGATAAACTGTTCATATTGTATGATACAACATTAGTGACTTTATCTTTGAATACCCTGTTTATTATATTATTGTAGTCTTCGGAAACATGGGGTTGAATAAAAACCGTATATGTTAGATAATCCTTCAATTCACCGACGCTAATCATCTCTTTTTGTCCCGTAATTTCGACCTTTATTTCGAATGGTATGTTAAAAAATTCAATATCAAAAGTTTTATTTTTTAATCTTTTGTTTATTACGTCAATTAATTTTGGATTTACCATAGCATTTTATTATCATTATAAATATACATTAAAAATATAATGAGCGAGAATAAAAAACCAGATTTAGTAGTTTGGGACGAAGAAAAAGGTTATATATCCAATATATTACCATACGGAACAAACAATTCAGCACCAGCGATCAAGATTGATGATGTGAGTAGTTGGAAAAACGCATCTATGGTGAAAGTTAATCATCAGTTCAAAACTAGATATGATGAATTAGTAGCAGAAGCCAAAAAACTAGCGGATGAAATAAACTGGAATGATTTGGTATATAATTCCGAATATTCATTTATACCTATTATCGGGCAAACTTATCACCTTTACATTAGGAAAAATGAAAGTTTATTTTTATCATTAGTATCACCAAAAGAATGGAATCAAAAGTTTATCGCATCATTTATTTTGGATTCCTCAGAAAAATGGGTTAAAATTTAAAAAAATATATTATGTCTAAAATTGATGGAATAAAAGAACAATATCCTTATTTGGATATGAGTCTTCTAGATGTATTAAAAAAATTTGATACAAGTGGGACTAACAAATATTTACCGTTATTTTGTAAAATATTCAAAAAAAGTTTTGATTTCCGTTCTGTTATGGATAATTTGTCTGAACCAGAACAAACTTTATTGGAACATAGTGATGAATTAGAAAACATGGGGTTTAACCCCAATTTATTTTCAACTAATGAAGTTTTTTTAGTTAACCACTTTATGTCAATTTTCAAAGTGTATGAATTATCAACGTTCAAAAAATTTATGGATTTAAATGAACGAAAACTAATTGAGAACACCGACATAACTTCATACAAAGATTATAATGAAATTGAGAATGCGGTAAGTTTGGCTGAAATGAAAAATTTTAGTATTGAATTGTCTAAATCAATACATAAGGAATATGAGGATGATTCTTGGCTAATTATTCGTCCTTTGACTCATGAAGCATCCAAAAAATATGGCGCAACAACAAGATGGTGCACTACTTCTGAAAGAGATATTGAAACATTCCAAAGATATTGGAGAGAAGGGATATTAGTTTATTTTATCAATAAAAAAACTGGTTTGAAAGTTGGTGGTTATAAACCCTTGACATTTGAGGAATCATGTAGTTTTTGGAGCGCAGCAGATGATAGGGTTGATTTCTTGGTTTCTAATTTGGATGAATATTTGATTCCAATCATCAAGAGAATTTTTTCTTCAAAGGAAACTAATGCTGATTTATGCCCGATTGATTTGAAAAGTAAAATGCATGAAGAATCGCATAAAATTAGACATTTGCTCCGAACGACACTTAGTTTGCCGCAAGAAGCAAGATCAGTGTCAGAAGATGATGTAGTCCAAAATGAAAATTATACCGAGTATTTCGATAGGTATAATTCCAACATGACAATTCCGACGGACGCAAATACCGTAACAACCCCGTTTCCGTATCTGTTAAATAATTCCAATATTTCAATGCCAATAGATGAAAATACTGTATTAAGAATTGATGGAATTTAATTCTTCAATATGGACTACAAGTTTATGCCAAGAGTTTTTGGGTATGAATAAAACTTGCTCATTCATTAATTTTATTGGTAGTTCATCTTCTCTTTGAAATTGCCAACCGCCGGACTCAATTATCGTGACAACCCTATCATTTAGGTCTTGATGCCAAACAAGTTCATCCGATTCAACATCTGGTGAAAAAGTTCTTTTTATAATATTACCTTCTGTTTCTTGGTGAAATGGGAACATTACCAACTATTACTACTAGACAGACCTAATTGTTTCGCATAACGTCCGACTGAGCAACTCCAATATCCGGCAGTTGTTCTATCTTTCTTCTGGTCGCATTTATGACGTGCTCTGAAAGATTTTGCGGCTCCTTTATTCCGGTTTCTAACTTTTAATTTTGGATCCCCAAACGTAACTTTTTTTACCCCACCTCCAGGAGTTTTAACATATACTGCAAACTTTTTTGGACCTCCTGGTGTTCTAAATGGTTTATTCAGTTTAACATTTTTTCCTCTATGTTTTGCTTCTTCGATAATATCTTGTTCGGTTTCTTCTTCATAAATGAATGGTGCGTCCAAATAGACGATTTCTCCATTTATTTTGACTTTTTTTCCGAGGTCGGATTCAACCATTAGTGTATCTTCTTCGTTTAAGTTAATCAGTCCGGATTCCCATAGTTGTCTAACTTCATTAACGAGGTTAAAGTATGCTTCTGAATAAACTCTATAAATGTTGTCAGTTAGAGACAGGTTATTTTCAATATGGTATTTGAGGGAGTCTGAAACTTGGGTATCTTCTTTTAGTATTAAAGTTTTATCTAAATGAGTTTCTAATGCTTCCCGGATTATTTTTCTTAAATTATTCATAGCAAGGGTTTAACATAAATATTATCAAAAATAAAATAATCAACAATTAGTTTTAATCAATTATATTACTTATCTTTGTCCCATCAAAAACACAGACACCATGAACACACCAGTTAATGTAGAAACAGCAAAATTGCTGAAGGAAAAAGGGTTTAGAATATTACCCGATTTTGAAAGTAGTTATCCTACCATTGCTGAAGTAGTAATGTGGATATATGAAAACCACAACATTTGGATTAGTGTTGACAGATATATTGATCCGGAACAATCTCCGGATTATCGATATGGTAGCTGCATATACTACGATGATCATTATTACGGTAGGGGTAACGAGAATCCGACAGAAGCATACGAAGCTGCGATTTTTTATGTTTTAAATTTAATTTGATATGAACAAACAAGAAATTTTTGACCGTGATTACAAATGGATTTTGCGAGTTGTTGAATCATGCCAAAATATGCAGCATGTTGATGGAGCCCTGAATTGTTATGATTTATGGATAAAAAAACATAATAAAGTTATTGATGCCGAACGTTTAACTGCCAGCAGAGATATATATAGACGAATTCTTTCTAAAATTAATAAATTCACATAATATGAAAAACCTTATTGAAAAAGTTAGAGATTATTTTGATAGCATTTGGTGGTATAACCATCCGATTTATCTCACTTATGAAACCATAAGGTATAATATACCTCAATTCATCAGAAATATGTGGTATTTCAGAAAACCATTATATGGATTTAGGTGGTGGGACCCACATTTCACATATGAAATGTTGAGATATTCTTTGATGAATATGGCGGATAATCTGGAGACCAAGGGCATTGAGGTTGATTATTCAAGAATGAAAAAGGTCACAATGATAAGAAGATGTGTTGAAATTCTGACGCACTTTAAGAATGATGATTTTGTTGATCTTGCGGAAGCCGAACTTGGTGAGTTACCTAAATCAAACTTTGAGTTCAAAAAAATTGAAGACTCAGATTATTACGAGTTACTTGATTTGTCACCAGATGAAGATCAAGAAAAAACCACAAAAATATTTGAAAGGGCACGCGAAATTGAGGAAGAATATTGGGCTGAACTTTGGAGCATCCTGAAAGGAGATCAAGATTATAAAACCTTTGACCCCAATATTGATTTTTATGATCAATTCAACGGAACCGGCATGCGTGGGTGGTGGGATTAAAAAACAAACTTTATGATATATTTTATTTTATTTATTTTGACAATTGGAATTATTAAGTCATATTTGTGGGCTTACAAACTAAAACCATCAGATATTATAATTCCAAGATTAAATCAAATTGACCGCAAGCGAGATGAAAAAGAGAATAACATTTATTAGCGACACACACGGACTACACTCCCATTACGATAACCTGTTAGATTCAGGAGATGTCCTCATACATGCTGGTGATGTATCTAACATCGGTAAATCAACAGAAATATATGATTTCTTAAATTGGTTTTCAGATGTTGATTATACCCATAAGGTATTTATCGCAGGAAATCACGATTGGGGATTTGAGGTAATGACAGAAATACCCGAAATATTCAGAGATAAAAATGTTCATTATCTTTTTGATTCTATGGTTGAAATAGATGGTTTGAAAATCTATGGTAGTCCTTGGCAACCTGAATTCTTTGATTGGGCATTTAATCTTCCTCGAATGGGGAAAGAATTGGAGGAAACATGGGATCGCATTCCGGAAAATTTGGATGTTTTGGTAACCCACGGCCCACCCTGGGGTATTCTGGATGTGGCGCCAAATAATTTGAATGTGGGTTGCGAACTACTTCAGACAAAAGTGACACAAGTTTCACCGAAAATTCACGTTTTTGGCCACATACATGGCTCATACGGGCAAAAAACCATCGATGGTGTGGAATATATAAACGCAGCCGTTTTGGGCGAAAGTTATAAGCCAAAAAACAAACCAGTTATGATTGATTATGATTTGGAAACCAAAAAATTTGATTATGTATAACACAAATGACGTGGATTTGCTGCTTTGTGAATGTAATTCACCCGAACATTTAATGTTAGTTTTTTTTGATGACGATGATAATCATCCGGTGGTGTATTTTGAGGTTCATCTTAAACCTATGCCGTGGTATTCCAGAATTTTATACGCCATCAAATATATCTTTGGACATCAATCAAAGTATGGGGCGTTTGATACTTTCATATTCAAACATACTGATGCGGAAAAACTTGAAAAAATTGCGGGATACTTAAAAAAAAGGTCAGTTTCTAACTGACCTTTTTTTCTTTTCTTCTTTCACTAAATCACCCAGGGTTTTTTTCTTTTGATCCCACGGATTAAATGTTTTTTTCCATTTATATTCAACCTCAAATGGCCCGGAAGACGATTTTGACGTGTTATATCTCCAAATTGAGATACTATCCTCATCTTCATACGTCACTTCCCATTTATTTGGTACTATCTGTCCTTTTTGTTCCACTCTTGTCGCCATATTTATATTTAATCTGTTACAATAATCTCCGTTTTCAAACTACCATCCTTGTCCAGAGCGGCTTTTCTTATCATTCTACATCCTAATCCATCAATTCTATTCTTTCCTTTCGGCATCACAGTCTTAACCTGAACCGGAACCCAAATATCGTATTTTGGTGAATAATAAAGAAAATCTATACCTAAAAATCTATCAACAAATCCAAAATTTTCGCCAGTATCAATATATTCTAATTTTTTTGACACCATTTCTTTTTCAAAGATTTTTTCAACAGCATCACCTTGCGATTTTATTAAATGTAATGCTTTCTTAACCGCAGAAATCAATTCCTCTGATAATTTGATTGTATATTCATAATCCTGCTCTTTAAACAACCTATTGAATAAATTGTTTAATGAAATGTATTGTAATTTTGGTAATTTACCCTGAACCCATATGTTTCTAACAGGGTTTTTTGTATTATACAAATAATTTAACCATTCCTTTGACACAAAATCCCATAAATTCCTATCATTTATGCCGGGAGCATCTTTGAACTCTTCCAAAATATCTGGAATTGGTTTCAAATTATTAAAAAATCCGGAAATATCCAAGTATTTTGTTAATGTAACGCCAGCACCAACATAAGACTCAGCCAATCTGTTAAAAAGCGAATAATCCTCTTTCTCTTGTAGATATAAACCAGATTCTCTTGATAAATAAGTGTCAAAGTTTTGCTTAAATCTTTGTAACACATAAGGACAGTTTGATTTTAGCAATTCATTAGTTTTTTCAATTTCTTTGAATCCTTTTTTATAAATGTCGCTGTCCTCTGAAACTCTTACAACATTCAACCAAAATTTTGCGTTTCCGGGTTCAATTTTCAACAAATATTTCTTTAATTCTTCGGTAAAAACATCTCTAATTTTTCTATCCGATTTCATGTTGAATATAATACTGCGGCAAAAACTCAATTTTATTCTGTCACTACCAAAAACGTCACCGCATGGATCTATTGTGCTTTTTGCTTTATATTCATCCTGCTCGCTTATAACACCAACATGATTTTTTAATATATCAAGGATAAATTTTCTCATAAGATTAAAATGGTGAATTGCTAATGTATTGGTTTTGATTTCCAAACTTTGCTTTTGTTCCTTTGAGGTAATATCTACAACCTAGTTTATCTAGTTGGCTACTTGAGCTCAAGGTGCGTTTAATTTGTGCCGGAATCCAAACATTTAATTTTTCTGACCAAAATATAAAATCAATTCCTAAAAACATATCAACAAAACCATATTGTTCAGATGTTGGTAAAACTTCATAACCTAAACTTTGCAGTTGGCTAATAAATTCGTTTTCAAGTGCTGCGCCATAATCTTGATTTTGTTTCAAAACATTATCAACTATTTTAAGAAATTCAGCGCCACTATTATTCACTAAATTAGAACGAAGGAACATTTTACCCATTATTTCAGGAAGAATTGTTTCCCAAAGCTGATTGTCGTTTAATACTTGATTTGACAATTCATCTGCTAACAGTCTCATTTCCTTAACCCCCATTTTACCTTTATACTCGGAAAACAAAGAAGGTTGTCTGTCAGTATTCATCCATTTTGTAATTAAGACTGCTTGTGGTGCGTAGGAACTATCAAATTTATTGTAGAGAGAATATTCGCCGTCATTTTGTAGATAATACAAAACACCTTTTTTTATTGAGGTATCGAAAATTTCATCAACCATTGATGTTATTTTATTGCTTTGGCAATTATCATTAAGTTTTTCAGCAATCTCTATAACTTCCCTGTATCTTTCTTGATACATTTTACTTGATTGAGTTATATCTTCCACCTTAAAAATTAAGTCTTCTTTATTTCTCCCAATAAAGTCAAAAAACACTTTTTTGAACTTACCTCGGTGTGGTGCTCTATTGAATTTTGTTGCCACTGCTCGACAAAATTCCTTCTGGATTGACGATCCACCAAATTCTGTTTCACATGGTGAATATTTTACTTCTTCCGCTTCATTAATCTTTTTTATTGATTCCCCCAAAACCTTTTTTATTAAATCCTTCATGCCATATAAATATAACTAATAAGTAGTTTAATTTTGCAAATAAACGGAAAAGATTTGTAAATCCGCCCAAAATCCATTTCCGGAACCAGAAATCTCAATCTGAATTTGACCAATACCACTCCATGTTGATATATCCAAATTTAATGTTTGACTGCCAAGATCAGTTGTCACACTCGATAAATAGGTAATGCCGTTTGTCAAAATTAACGTAACTTGCAAACCGCCTCCAAATCCAGCTAATGATATGTCACAACTCAAAGTTTGATAACCTGTAAAGTCGTAAAATCCATAGGTCTGCCAGGTATCCGTTATCAGTGCAGTTCCTCCAACATCAAACGAAACCCCCAAGTATGTTGGTTCATAAGAATAAAAATTGTAATTTGTGCTTGTGGCAGTAACTGTCATACCGGAAACCCATAATTGTTCGTATGTTTCTCCAGAATAAAATACTACTGTTGAGCCAGATGTAAAATTAGTCCAATATCCTTCCCCATTAAGCCATAGTTTAGCTTGGTCTCCATTTATAAAATATTGCGATCCTTGCGCCACCCAACTTGCCAAGGAAACAAAAGAATTTTCTGTTAATTCCTTGGAACGCCAAAATCCTAAATATGCTGGCACCATTCCTTGATTTGGTTGTGTTCCGTCAGGTGTTGTATGAGCAATTACATAACCTAAGTCCTCGTCAGGTCCATTCCACCAAGTTAATGCCGAATATACATTTCCGTAATCTAAATTATCCTGACTAATTGCTAAATCACCAACTTGAACTGTTCCACTTAAAGTGGTTCCAGTATTATAAGCAAATAGATGAGACGTTGGCATTTTTATTTAATAAATATAAATAAAAAAGGAATAAAGTCATCACTTTATTCCCTGCGTTTTCATGAGTTAGAGGTCTGGTTTGAAACAGTAGTTCTGTCATAGCGTAAAAAATACCGAATCGTGGTTGGGAGTGGAGTTGAACCACTGGCACACGTATTTTCATTCCGTTGCTCTACCTTCTGAGCTACCTCAACCAAATTGAATTTGAATACCGAGTATCTTTCATCACCTATAAGTTTCAAACTCTTTACAAAGATAGATCAAATAACTGAACCAATCAAATTTTTTATCTCCAACCATCAATAAATTTTTTTATTGTTTTTCTTAAAGTTGGAACTCCAAGAGTTTTCCAATTATCTGCTTCCAGATTAAATATTTTATTAACCAAATACTTTTTATTGAATTCCAAATTATAATTCTTATCATCAACGCATAAAAACTTTAATGTTTTACCAAAATGAAAATCGACCTCAATATACGGATAATGCCGTATCAAGTGATTTAGAAAATTTTGGGAAATTTCAATTTCTGCTGTTAAAACTTTACTCATTTATTGATTATTTTGAAATGACAAATATAAGTATTTATAAGAAACAAAAAGTATATGGCAAAGGGAAGTAAAACAAATTCCGAATCAAGAAAGGTTTCTTTTGGTAAAAAAAGAACTGGAAAAGCTCATAAGTCTTATAATAAGCACGATAGAAGCGAAAGAAATTATAGAGGGCAAGGTAAAAAATAGCAATCTAGCGTATTTTTTATTATATTTCTATCATGGATAGAAAGCAACGACTATTTCGATTAATTGAAACCCACGTTAATGATTATAATAAAGGTGGGATGGAAGGGTTTTATGGTGTTGGGACAAAGTTAAAGGTAAAAGATATTAATTACATAACAACAACAAAAAGTTTGTTGATTGATTCCACATTAACAGTAGGAGATATTGTAGATGAGTTTAGCTTATATCCAGAAGTTGCTGAAAATTTTTTGTATAATGCCGCAATTTATTTTTTTTCCAGAGACATACAATTTAGTTTTACCATCAAAATAGATGTTTAATTACTGCTTTAACAACTTACTATGTAATTCACTATTTTCTTTTTGAAGGAACTCAACCTTGATTGCTAATGCTGCAACTTGTTCAGTTAGATGTAATATTGTTTGGCGCATTTCATCTTTTTCTTTGCTGCTTTGAGTTAGTAACGCTTCCAATTTTGCTATTCTTTCACTGTAGTCCCTTCTTATGAACTCATCATCTTTTTCACGCTTGATTGCCCTTTTTTCATAGTACCTCCAAGCACTTGCTGAAGTTAAAACTGTGATTGTTGTAATCAATACCGTCCAAATCGAATCTCCCTGCATAATAAAAATTTATTTTTAATAAGTATTTTATTTAATTAAAATGTCCCTTTCGGGACATTCAATTTATATAAAAATAGTTCAGGAACTTCATTTCCCTCTGATCATACTTAAGCCATGTTTCAAGAATTCTTTTGCCCTAGGGGCTAAATGGTTCATACCATAAACTTTTTCAATATCCTTAACCAATTCCTCGCCATGTTCATTCTCTTTGTATAACTCAATTATCTTATCCATAACGCGATTACATTCTTTCTTAGTTTCGTCAAAATAATTGTATGGCTTATATGCTTTCAAATCATTCATTATTGAAAAAGCAAGATGTTCTCCACCATCATCAATTTTTGGGTGTAGTCTTAATGTTTTAAGCAACTCCAATCGGTCAGCCAAACCATTAATTCCGTTTTTCCTTAACGTAACCCCTTCAATATAATCTTCAAATTCATCATCGCCAATAATTTCCTCTAATGTTTTTACATTGCCGCCATGACAAAATTTTCTGTCATCTTTTGGCTCTTCATTCAAAAAATACAACTTGTGTATTTGTTTTTTTTCGTTTTCCGTAACTATAAATCGTTTTCCCATAACTTTTGATATTTAATGATTGAGACATTATCTCATTATTAAATATCTCAAATTGTTAATTATGTTAGGTAAAATTAGTTTTTTATATTTGTTTCTATTATTTCCTTGTTTTCAACAAACCAACCCTGATTTGGTTATAATAAAACATTCAAATTTTACAACAACATTCAGCAAATCCAAGAATTATCCAATAATGGTTGAATGGTGGGTCACAAAAAGTAAAATAACTTGTAAAGAGCCCCATAAACGAGAGAACTCATTCAAGCCGGACCCAAAGTTGTCTTGGGATACAAAGTTTAATGACGACTATCTAAATAGCGGATATGACCGTGGTCATATGTGTCCAGCAGCTGACAATTTATGCTTAACAAAAAACATATTAGAAGAAACATTCTTTTTCAGCAATATATCACCACAACAACACGCCCTAAACGCCGGTGATTGGCTTACATTAGAAACTTTAACGAGAGAATTGGCGGAAAGAAACGATTCTGTTCATGTTTGGTCTGGAAACCTTGGAGAAATAAAGAAGATAAAAGATGTATCGGTCCCAACGCAGTGCTGGAAAGTAATTCATATTAAGAAAACCAATAAATGGGAAGCTTATTTATTTGAAAATAACAAATCCAAAGCAGACGGGATTATTGATAATAAAGTTCAATTATCTAAAATTGAAAGTTTAACCGGGTTAAAATTTAAATAATTACCGATACAATCTTTCAGTTTGTTGATAAAGCTGTTTCATCTGGGATTCAAGATGATTTACCTTTTTTTGCTCATTTTCTGAAAGGTCAAAGTTTCCAGCTTTGATTCTTCGCACCTCTTCTTGCAGTCTTTGGTATTTAAACAAAAGATCGTTGTATATTTGAGCTTTTTGGTCATTAGATAAATGTTGCATTTTAATTTTTTTATAAAATAGTTAAATAATGTTTATTGTAAATTAGTCTTCAAATTTAATCTTATCATATAAATCATTTATTTGGTCCAAAACACCATACAAATCACCAGAAACAGTTGTAGTGGTTTTTTTTCCAGTCTTAAACATATATAATAACTCTTTCAACTTGGAAACTATTTCTTCGGTAGATTGTTCTATATCTTTATTACCATTATCTGTGTCATATTCAGTTGGTTGGACATATCTATCCAGATCCATGGCAGTTTCAATTATTCTGACAAGATCAGATTCCCTTATTATAATTTTTGACATATACTTCAATATATTTATAAATATAAAAAAATACAAATATGAAACATTTTTTAATTCTTTTATTTTTAATTCCTATTTTTGGTTATTCCCAAACAGAAAGAGAGGATAAATTAAGAATTAAAAGAGGTGGTCCAACAATAACCACACAAACAACTGAAAGCCAACAAAAAATCGTTAAAAGAGACCAATATTACAGCCAGCAAAAACAAATATTTGAACCAAACACTCAATTATTTAATAATAATATTTATCGCAATAATAACGACTGGCGATGGAGAATGTGGGGAGCACCTGTTTCCGGATTTGTTGGTTATACACCATCATTTTATTATGACAGGTTTGGATTAAGACAACCAAGTAGAATATACCGCATGGCTGATGGTCAAGAAAAAACTGTAAAAGGCGAAAAAACTCACTGGAGATTAGGTTTGAGTTTTAATACCGACAATCAACTCGGCGGATGGGTTACTGTCGGCAATAAAACCTTTTTTGTCGCTGAATATTGCTCTATATTAACAATAGACCAATCTAGTTTCATTCCGGGATTAACCATGGATGAAGTATTGCCATGGAATGACCGGAAATTAGATGATATTACCAAAGGTGGTGCTTTTTATGTTGGTGCCGGTATGAAAACAGGGTTAGTTGGTTTCTATCTTATGCCAGGATACGGATGGGAAATAAATAATTTTCAATATTTTGATGAATTATTTATTTTGTCAAATAATGGAAAATATTCATTTCCAAACTATAAAGAAAATTATTTCACGGGAAAGGTGGGATTGTTATTTGATATTAAAAACGTTTCCGTTAAATTTGACTATAACCCATTTAGAGAACACATGGGGTTTGGATTAGGAATTGTATTTTGATGATAACTATAACTGAAAAAGCATTAGAACATTTGTTGGCATTAAGAATTGAAGAAACTCTTGATCCTGATAAATTCAACTTACGAGTAGGTGTGAAAGGTGGTGGATGTAGCGGATTTTCATATTTCATGGAATTTGATGACCAAATCAAAGAAAATGATGAGATTATCAATATAGACTCAAAACTTACAGTTTTAATTGAAAAGAAATGTCTATTATATCTAGTTGGGACTGAGTTGAACTATTCCGATGGGTTAAACGGTAAGGGATTTGAATGGATAAATCCACAAGCAACTAGGGTTTGTGGATGCGGTGAATCATTTGCTGTGTAATTACGCCAGATCTTTTACTTTAATACTTGCCCCACGATCATAACCAGCAACAACCTTAGCAATAAGATCGCCAGTTCCCCATGTTTTCAAAGCACTAGCACATCTAGAAGCAATTTCTGCGGCACCGATGTCTTGTTTTAACCCATCAGTTATACAGTTATATCTATTATGTTTCAAAGTATCCACTGTTGCTTGAATTCCAACTTCTTCGCTTGGGTAGTTTTGAACCCCCATAGTTTTTTTACTGTTCAAATAATTAAAAAATGTAGAACCTGGTTTTTTCAAAGTTGTGTTAAATGGATTATATTTTCCGCCGTCGCCCTCTGATTGTCTCCATGCATAAAGAAATTTCAAATTTTCATCTGTAATCGGAGCCCCAAGTCTTTGGAGTAATTTTTCATAGAAATCTTTATTTAACATTCCGACCTGTGGTTTTGTAGATTTTTTTGGTGTTGATCTTATTGTCTTCAATTCTTCGGAATCTATATCTTCTAAGTCTATATCCTCAAAATCTATATTCTGTTCCCCTCCCACTGGAATTTGTTTTTTTATTATATCCAAGATTTTATTTTGCATTTCCTTGGAGGTTAAATTTTTAAACAAATCGCCTAGTATTAAACTATTGAGCTGCTGTTCGGTTATTATAATATTTTTCTTCTTCATACCCATAAATATACTAGAAATAAAAAAACCCTCATCTGAGGGTTTATTTTTATACTCTTTCTATTGAAATAATGTTATCACCTTGCGCTATTTGTTCTACCAAGTCCAATCCTTCAACAACTCTTCCAAAACAAGTATGGTTTCTATCCAGATGTTGTGTATTTTGTCTATTGTGGCAGATAAAAAACTGGGAACCGCCAGTGTCTCTTCCTGCGTGAGCCATAGACAGCACTCCACGATCGTGAAATTGCCTATTCTTGGCATCCACCTCGCATTTTATATTATAACCCGGGCCACCGGTTCCATTTTTATTTGGACATCCTCCTTGGATCACAAACCCAGGAATTACCCTATGGAAATTCAAACCATCATAGAACTTCTTATCAACCAAGCCGAGAAAATTTTCCACGGTAATTGGTGTATCTTCATCATAAAGTTCGGCGATCATATCACCTTTGTCTGTTGAAATTTTAACTTTTGTCATTATCAATTTTTTTATAAAAATAGTAAATATATATTACTCTGTCAAACTTTAACATAAACCATTCCCCATTTTTCTTTCCTGTTAGGATTTAAATCATCAGCAAACTTAAATTCATCATAATTCACCCAATCAATATCTTTATCAAACAATACAATATCGTTTTCAGCACGATAAAATTTATTATAACCCAAATGATGCAAGTGATTAATTATTTCAATTAGTTTTGATTTTTGTTCTTCCGCCCACTCAAAAGATATAATTGTGTGATTCAAAAGTTTTGTGAAAGAAGTTAAAACTTCATATTCATAACCTTCAATATCTATTTTAATATAATCTGGGACACCATATTCATCAATCGCTTTATCTAATGTTATTGTTTCAATTTCAAGAACCAAATCCCAAGCATTCAGATCTGAAAACCTAGAATTCGTCACCCAATCGTCGGAAAGTGTGGATATTGTGTGTGCGGCAGATATATTAAAATTTTTTATCCCAATATCGTCAGAAATACCCCTAGGGTCAATAACCACATTATCCATATTAAATCTATAACGTAGTTGATTTGATAACTGGGGATTTGGTTCAAAAGCAACAACCTTTTTGGCGTTATTTTTGAATATATTTGTCATATCACCAATATTGGCACCAACATCAAAAATTAAATCCATTTTTGTTTAAAAATAAAAAATAAAAATTGGAACGTCAATTAATGAGCATGCTGTGGCAAAAATTGTGCGGCATTTTTATCAAGTGATTCCAAATATCTTTGTTGAACCAACTGATTATCTTTATATATGTTCCAGATTATCCATGTTGTGTTTTTATCTAACCAAAAATTATAATATGAATTGGATTGCGTTAATGTATTTGTTGAAACAATTCTTATTTTTTTACCTGTGTGCTGTGGTGTTAATAAACCCGCTGTTGTTGGAACATAATTAAATTTATCCACATCAGACTTTGAATACGCTTCAAAAGAATCAGTTGTGTTGTCGGTATATATTATTCTTAGTTTATAATGCTTACAAATGACACCACCTATATTCGCCAATCCTACACTTGTCGCGGTGAATTGTATTTCCCGTATTTTTGCTTTGTTGTAAATAACATGCGTTCTTGGCACCGAATTAACTAAATAATTGTCCGTGGTTAATGACGACCTATAAAATATTAAACTTGAAGTATTGGTCGCCGCTCTTGATTCAACAACTGCGCTGGGTAATGATTGCGCATTTAAGTCATCAGTTGTTTCAAGTTCATCCTTAGAACAAGTTATACTTATCGTAGTTGATAATATTACCAAAAATAAAAAAATAATTTTTTTCATAATGTTATGTTTTCGTAATCATTAGTATTTTGTTAATTTTTCCTTTATTACCACGAACATTTGTAAAATCAAACTTATATCCAAATTTACGTAAAGCTTGGTCTAACATTACTCTATCCTGAACACCTTTAAAGGCGTTGAAGAACTTAGTAGTCATGCCTTGTAGGCCGCCATATGACTTGATAAGTGCATCAAATTCTTGTTGATTTAATTGGGAAATAAGACCTGCAACATATTTTTCGTCAGTGTTAAAATCACTCAATTCTTTATCAATCATATTTTTAGTCATGAAAAGTTTTGAATTATCAACAGCTGGCGCAGTTGTATTATTATTTGGTTGGTTAGTGTTTACTGCACCCCCATCTGATGCTTGTTTAGCTGATGTGGTCGTATCTGTTCCAGTTTGAGTAGATTTGTTTATTTGTTTGTTTTTATTTGCCGGTTGAGAGCCGATTGTAATTGCGGATTTATTTAATTTATCTATTGCACCAGGATTATTTTTCAAATCAATCCATTTTTTATCCGATAAACGGAGGGCAAACCAATTACCATTAAAGTCTTTACCGTATTGGTAAGATCGATCACCTGGTAATTGATGGGTTGCTTTTAACGTGTCAGTTCTTTGTGTTCCAATTTGCACTACTTTGCCGGTTTTTTCATCATAATAAGGGTTTGCATTATTTACTGCTGGTTGTGCCGCTGGTTGTGTTTTTGGTAATTGTCCTCTATCAGCCCTAAATCCTGTTTGTGTAGGATCCTCATATGCTGGTTGTGCCGCCGGCTGTGTTTTTGGTAATTGTCCTCTATCAGCCCTAAATCCTGTTTGAGTAGGATCTTCAGTTGCTGTTTGTTCATGTAAAAATCTTTGTTCCAATCTTTGATTAGCTTCAAATATGTGTCTTTTTTTGGAAAAACTCGAATTCATAGTTTGTTTTTTTTTAATAAATATTATAACATAGTTATTTGTTCTGTTCCAAAATCACATATTCCAATAATTCCTCATCAGAAATTCCACAATATAGCAAAAACTTAGTCATTTCGTTATTTTTGTAAGCCAAAATATGCTTATCATTATGCTTACTAAGCGCAATTATTTTGTTTTCACAACCAAATAAGTATTCATTATTGATTGGTAGCACATCGGCGACCATAAAATGCCCGGCTACTCTTAATTCACCGACTCTAAAAAAATTTGATAAAATTTCTGGTGCCATTTATAAAAATTACAAATAAGTTGTGCGGTTTTCAATAATTTTTGGTATTATTTATTATAAATAATATAAATGTCGGTTGATTCAGCAGATTGGAGAAAAAATAATCCAGATAAGAGGTATGAGCAAAAGCGTAGAGAAAAAGTCCGAGCTGCTTTAAGGAAAAGAGGTATTTTACCTCCTGCCGGTGAAGAAATGAACGACGAACAAAAATTTATTAACGAACAAATATCAAATAATGATTTTTCATATTGGGAAACAATAAAAACCCAAAAAACTGAAAAACCAAAACAATCTAAAATATTATCGCCAGAACAATATATTTGGAATAAGACAAAAAAAGATGCTGAAAAATATGGATTTGATTTTAACTTAACAATTGAGGATATAATTCTCCCTGAAAAATGCGCTTATCTGGAAACAAACTTGATTTTCGATGCCAAACTATCCGATAATTTGAATTTTTATGTTCTGGACCGAATTGACACAAATAAAGGTTATATCAAAGACAACATTCATTTCATTTCAAGGATGGCAAGCATAATGAAATACGATGCCACACCTGAAATACTAATCAACTTTGCTATAAACATATTAAAAGTTCATAATCTAAACGAAGACAAATAAAAAACCCCTTATTCAAGGGGTTTTAATGTTACGGTGTCATTTTGAATTTTTTTCACTTTGAAAACTTTGATGGTTCGCACATTATCAAGTTTTCGGTCGATTTTCTTTTGATTCATAATAATGATTGAATCATTATTCTCCAATTTACCCAACTTATTCATAAATGTTGAGTCGTCGCAAATTTGTGTTTCGGTGTTTTTGGGATTTTTAGGTTTTGTGATGTTGTAAAATAAAGTTCCTATGAAAATCAGCACTAATAACGTCCCAACAATAAATACTATTGATTCTCTCTTATTCATTAGGCGTTAAGTTTTTGATTTTTTCTTCAAGTTCTTTATTTTTTCTGGTTAATTCTCCAATAGTGTCGGATTCATTACCAGTAATTTTTCCAAGAGAAGTTGCCATGGCACCGAATAAAACTGATACAAACGAAATCAACAATTCTCTGTTTGAGTCTGGCATTTCTTTATCCATCAACATCAAAAAAATGCCGACAGCAAGCGCCAAAACCAACAAAGAGCCCAAAAAGTTCATAATTTTATCCATATTCATTTTTTATAATAAATATCTTAAAACGTGTTATTCAGACTATAAGTAGGCAAATATAATAAAATTAAAATATATGTAAATAAAAATCCACAGATGGAAATACATTTCCTTCTGTGGATGTAAAGTATTGAAAATCAATTAATTAGTTGTCTGAGAATACTAATTCATCTTTTTCTTGTTTTAATAATTCATACGCTCTTGCCATTCTGGTCATTCCAATTCCACCACCAAATCTTGGGAAGAATTTATGCGATAAAAAGTCATTAAGTTCTTTTTCAACTCTATCTTTACCGAATAGTTCAAACAATTTTGCGCAATATTTTCCATCTTCTATGCTATAGAACATTTCACGCATTTTTTCAACATCACAACTTCTTTCTGCGCTTCCAATAGTTTCCTGACCATACAAAATAACATCAACTTTATTGAAAATAACGCCATCTTTATTTTTCATATTCCAGAAAGGATTTGTTCTTCTTGGAAAATATTGGAGAGAAACTACACTTCCTTTCTCTTTCCACATTTTACTTTCATGCTCATCTTCCAATATTGATACACCCCCATATTCCTCGCAAACGTCATCATAATTAACTTCTATTGGCTCGTCAAATCCCAAATGCTCCAATAACTCGGATTCAAGTTGTAATAACTTATCCATCCCACCTTTGCTTTCAAACTCAAACATCGGGAATATTAACTCATGGCGACCCGGAATTGGATTTTTTTCTTCCCGATAAGATGTTGAGATACAAAATACACCATCCCATTCTGGATTTTTCAATAATTCATATTCCAACCACATTTGTCCGGTTTGTGGCAACGGCCAAATTTCACCACCATATTCAAATGTTTTAACTGAATGAGGATTTTCACAAGCTGCTAAAATAGATAATCTACTTTGAGTTGGAACTTCAATAAAATTTTTTGAGAGAAAGAACTCTCTCATCTTCTGCACTAGTTCATGATAAATTTTTGTGTTTTTCATAAATTGTATTTAGGTTTAGTTTATATATAAAAAAAAACCCTTCTTTCGGAAGGGTTAAATAAATTAAATAATCTTTTGCTCTTGGTTGAAAGAGCAATTTCTCATCTTATATTTCTTTAATTTTAACATCAGAAATAAATATAGTAATTTTTATGGAAAAATCATATGTTAAAAATTCTAATAATTTTTTAATTATTCTGACTTTGTAATTTTTTAATTACCTCCATATTGGATTTCATTAATTTCATTTTTTTGAGTATAGATTTTCTACTCATAGGTGGTTTTTTTGGTTTTTTGTTCTTTGCCATGTCTTTTTGAAGATAAATATTATTACATCAAAAAGTTTTTACCTTAACGTTTTTTCTCAAACCGTATATCATTAATAACTATCCTAGTATTCAAGTAATTATTAATTGTCTTCAGGAGTCTATATGCTTCGAAACGTGCATTTACTTCCTCAATATTAGAATTTTCATCTTTTTTCTTTATAATATCATATAATTCTTCCGGTAATTCGAAAACAAAACTCATTTCGTATAAGCCCTTATAATTTTGGATTCTAAAACGCACATTATCATATGGTGGTTTAGTTATCACCGGCAAAATTTTCTCAATTATCTGATGTAATTTGAATAAATCCATTCAAAACTTTTTATTACCGATAAATATACGGTTAAATGCTATATGGTGATTCACTAAACACAATTTTATTAACGGTAGGACAAAATTTATTTATCTTTTTTTTGATGAAAAAAACAAATTCCGCTTCATTATCAAATTTTTTGTTTTCTCCTTTATAAATTAATTCAAAAGTATTAATGCTTTTTAGAACGTCAAATTTATTAAAAATAACAATTGTCGCACCATTAATATTTGTCGCTTTTATAAGTGTGTCCAGATCTAACCAATTAATTTGTCTTGGACGTCCAGTTGTTGCCCCAAATTCACCGAATTTTTCTCTAATCTCTTCAAAAATTGGGTTATTTGGTTCAAATGATTTTGCCCCAACATAAGTCCGATACGCTTTGGCAACACCATACACCTCACGGACTTTTTGAGGTGGCACACCATTCATTAACGCGCTTCCTGCTGTGCAGTGTGATGAGGTGACAAAAGGGTAATCCCCCCAATCAATATCCAATTCGAACCCCTGGGCTCCTTCAAATAAAATCTTCACCTTATTCTTTCCATGGAACTCATCGTAAGTATCCACAATAAAATCTTTCAATTCATCGCAATTTTCTGCTCTCAAACCTGTCCTATTGTATTTGTTGCGATAAGTTGGCCCGTTTCCAGTTTTTGTGGTCCCAATTTGACTGTCAGACATATCTTCTTCAACATATTCGTCCTGAACGATATGAACTCTTTTGTCAATCTTGAGATAATCCCGAACTGGGAATCCGATGGTTTCCAGGTCGTTAATCTCTTCAAACAATTTTGTTGGATTAACAACACAACCGGGTCCAATTATCGATTTTATTTTATAAATAACTCCGATTGGGATGTAATGGGTGATTATTTTTTTTCCTTCGTAGTAAAATGTGTGTCCAGCATTACCTCCGCCATTATATCTAACAACATGAGTGTATTTTTTGGACTTTGACATCAAATGGTTTGCTATTTTTCCTTTTCCGGTATCTCCGGCTTGTAAATCAACAATAATATCCGCGTAATCTATCATTTTATTTATTTTGAATTAAAATGATAATATGTTTTGAGCGCAATATCAATTAAAATTTTATTTGATTGGTGAGGTTATAACATCAGGTTATTTGAGATATATTACAATATTTACCTATATTTATATAATAAAATATTTACACGATGAATTTAATTAACGCACTTAACACTCAGGTTAGGGAAATATTGATAAAAGAATTTTCGGATAAGTTAGTTCAAAAACTATTAGCGAAATTTAAACAGGAAACTAAGGACACCGATGATGTAATTTTGTCATATATTGATGGTTTCGACAGGATAAAAGAATCTTTGCCGGTTGAAATGAAAAATGTTGAAAAATATAATTACGCTCAATTAAAAAATGTTGTTAATAGCAAAAAAATAAAGTCGGACATTAAAAAATATTTTTCCATCTTCAAGAAAAAAAGTGAAGGTGTTAGTAATAATGATCTAAAAACCATGATTAGAAAGTTTTTAGATATTCAAAGATTCTTGCCAGATAACAAAAAAGACTTATCACAATACGATTTCTTGGATTTGACGGAGTTTTTGGAAAAGAACTTTGAAGCGGTAATGAAAAAGCAACTTTTACCTAAGTTTTTAGCGCAACCTGGATTTTCAAAAGATGCGGCGGAAGAATACATAAATAACCTTTTTAATGTTTATAATAGAATACCGGATGACACCGGATTAATTCTAGATATGTCTGTTGAAGATATTGAACACTTGGTTGATGGACTGAGAAGCGATGAAGATATTTTAAATATTCCGAAAAAAGAAATGGAAAATATCGAACTGGTATATGATAAAGGTGGAGTAAAAATATTCCAGCCTAAAACGAAAGACCAGTGTATAATGTTAAGAAATGGTAGATCTTGGTGCACATCAAGGGACGGAGCAGGTAATTTGTTCTATAATTACAGATTTAATAACAATTTGACATTATATTATGTAATTAATGAAAATATTGAATTTAAAGATGTAAATTTTGCTGCGGTAATATTGGTTCAACCAGATGGAAAAATGAGATTGGCTGATGGCACCAACTCAGGTAGATATAGCGGTCATGAAGCATTACCATGGGATGAAATTATTAAAAAATTACCTTGGGTTGCTGATTTGAAAAATCTTTTTGTTCCAAAACCATTATCACCAGAAGAAAAAGAAAGATATAACCGTATTAGGAATAAACCTGTGGGAGATAATCCAATTCAAGATTTTGGTGGTAATTTAGATGATGTGGAATTTTGGATTGAAATTAGCGGAAACCGTTTGAGCGACCCTCAGTATGCTAATTTAACACCAGAATTACAAAAAAAATATATAAGTTTGGGATTTGACTTGACCGCCAATCAAATAAGTAATTCAGATAAAAAAGTTCTTGATTACTATACCGCAAAAAAAATTGATTCTATCTCAACTAAATCATTAGCAGCATTAAATGATGCTGACATAGCATTAATTAATTTACCTTCGTTCAAGAATATTAAAGAAAAATTAAAATCAACTTTTGCTGGTAAAATATCAATACCTGACAATAAATTACATGTTGATAATTTAACCGCATCAGAAGTGGGTAAATTTATCTCTCTTTATGGGTTTGAAGAGTTATTTCAATTTCTTCCTGACTCATTAACTGAGTTAAGAATTGTTAATAGAGGAAATAATCAGTTACTTTTTGAAATTCCAAATTCTATTCTTAGATTCAAAAATCTAAGAGTCGTGTATTTTGATAATTGTATCAATAATTTCCCAGATTTCATGTGTCAATTAACAGAAATAACAATTATTGGAGTTAATAATAACCCCAACTTGAAAAAGTTGCCAGAATGTATTGGAAATCTGAAAAATTTGTTCTTAATTAATAATGTCGGAAATAAAGACACTCTAATACCTAGTTCAGTTTTAGATAGAGGTATGGAAATAGGTGATGGAATTTGGGATATAGAACCCCTAGAATAAAAAAAAGCCCGTAAGGGCTTTTTTTTATCTTTTGAATGAACCGCAAAATCTTTTTCGCATCGCTAAAACAAATTGATCGTTTTTATAACTCTGCTTATCAATATTGTCATGTAATTCTAATGATTCGCAAGTTATATAATACCTATAAACATCTTTCCCAGTCTTGGGGCCTTTATAAACCGCAAAATACTTTCCTTGATCGTTAAAAACTTTATAAACTTGAACCTTTTTAATATTTTTTCCAGTTTTGTCAAAAACTTCAAGAGAAAGTGGCTGTTTTAGGGTTCCATCAAATGATGTCTCCAATTGATTTTCGGAATAATCCTGCTCGGATAAAACTCTTTTAACAATTCTAGTTATATCCGATTCTGTTAATCTAACTATTTTCTTCATTTTACAATTATATAATTTTTATTGTTGTATTTCTTCTTCACTTGAAATAGACGTAACATCTGATGAACTTAAACCATCTTCTTCATCCACTTTTTGTATTAACATTTTGTCTCTATCCTCTGAGTTGAACCAATAATCAACTACTTTATTCAGGTTTCCGACAAATGCGCCGAGTAAAATCAGAAGCATTTCTTTCCAATCTTCATTTATTTCAACACCGATAAAAACACCAGCGTTTATTCCTAAAATAATGAAGAAAAATAACCCTAAAACAATCGCAGTTATTTTCCACCGGTTAAATTGCATTTGTTGGAGCATATAATAAAACCTATTATCGCTTTCAACCTTAACATAATCGGATTTCTGGTTTAAAAAATTTTTAATATCCATTCTTTTTTTTCTATAAATATTATTTAAATCAAATAATATCCATGAACTTTAACTTTTCTTTGTAGATTAATTTTTGAAGGGATCGCTTCAGTATTTTTTACTTTCTCAAAGATATCTTCGATGTCATCTGAATATATTTGACCCTCTTTGTCAGATATATTGGAAAATATGATACTCAAATTAGCAAATGGATAGAACCAGTTTTTAGTTTGTGTTTGAATCCCAGCGTTTTCAACCGTTTCACTGAAAATATTAGGATCTATGTGTAATTCAACGAAATAAATATACTTATACTCGTTATAATTATCTTTATCTATTGTGATTTTTTTAATCCACGGAAACTGTCGCATAACAAGTCTGGACGCATGTTTAAAACCATATGAATTAATAAACTCCTCGTATGACATTTTTTATAACTTATTTACAATAAATATGATGTGTTTTAATAATCAATAAATATCTTACCCATTACCTTAACTTTTCTTTTTATTTCATCAATTGGCGCATTGTAAAACCTACACCCCCTTAAATCCAAATTATTACCAACAAACTTTAAATGTCCGAGATCTTCAATAAATGTTGAGGATAGATCAACTGACCCTAAAACATACTCCAGATTGGATAGTGTTTGAATATTAGATAATTCTAGATTCAAGTCGCCTTTTACATATATTAAATGGCCTAATGATACAATGTTGGCTTGTTCCAAATTCAAATTATTTTCTACACCTAACAATCTATAAAACGAATTTACCTTCTTTCTTTTCAGGTTCAAATTTGTTGTTATTATATATGGGGGATTACCTTTATTATTTAAAAATGTTTGTAAAGCATCCCAGTCATTATCAAAATAATTAAAATTAATTTCCAGCGGATTCTCCATTATCAGCATTTTGTATAAAAAATAATAAAAAAAAAATTAAATAATTACTTAATTTACAAAAAAATTATTATTGTAAATAAATTACTCCGGGTATGAATGTTTTTGTTGTTATGCGCCAATATGGACATTTGGCTTGTAAAACGATTGATAAGATTTTTTCAAATTTGGCTGACGCAGAAAATTATAAAACAAAAAAAGAGCGGAGCGTTGGTGAAGATGACCTAACCATGTATTTTATTGAAAAACAAATTGTGGAATAAAATAAAAAAGCCCCGGTCTTCAACGGGGCTTCAAAATTAAAAACCTTTCTGAGGGAACCTCCCCCACTTTTGAATCCAAATCGGTTTTGATAGTTCGTTTATTTCACTATCTGAAAACACTTTCTCTATGTTTCCTTCGGATAAACACCTCGTTTTAACGTCCGCTGACGACATTATTGTAGTCGCTTTGGATATGAAGTTCAGTGACGGGTCAAAAGCGCCCACAACGTTGTTTCTGAACTTAGAAACACCATCTTTATAGGATTGTGCGGTTTCATTTGACTCCATAGAGAATCCACCTTTCATATGACCTATTATTTTGGAGTTTTCTATTGTGAATTGCGTTGCTCTTCTCCATCTTAACCCCAAATTATGATTACTCAAAGCGGTTGATGAATTTGCGCCAATCAGAACCATATTATACAACTTTGGATGTGTGAATGGTTCAGCGGATGAACCAATACCATCGTTGTCACATTCAACACCGTTGCCGGCATCACCTGTATCCACAAATTGTGGGTCTCTTTTGGATATACCATAATTTAAGGTCCCAGTATAACCAAAATCAAAGTCGTAGTCATCATCGGCTGTGGCGAAAGCATATAGATATTTTGGTGAAACCGTTCCACCAAAGAACTCAAATGCGTCATCGTTGGCATAAATGGTTTGAACATACTCAATAGTTGTTCCTGAACCAACTCCACCCAATGTGAGGGCATTTATTTCTGAATTCGGTAGTGCTGCCACACCGGCATATTCTATTCGGACATATTTTAATATTCCACTATTATCCTCATTATTCGTTCCACCATAAGGACGACCGATTCCCCCTTCAATAGTCGGTTCTGATGAACGATTTGTTTTTGCTTTGCCCAAAATTATAATTCCACCCCAATCTCCCGGTGATTTTTCACCATCCGGTTTTCCTGATGTAAATACGATGGGTTTATCTTGGGTTCCTTCGGCGATAATCTTTGAACCTCTCTCGATACATAGAGCACCTTTTTCACTAATATCGGAAACAATCCTTGTTCCTGGTTGGATTATGAGAGACGCTCCGTCTGTAACATATACATAACCTTTTAACACCCAAGTTTTATCGGAAGTTAATGTTGTTGTTGCGTTTATGACACCATTTAATGTTGTTTGTGACGGAACATTAATTACATCGTCATCCTCTCCCCCCAAATTTTTTTCGCAGCTGACAAATAGGAGTGAAACAGCCAAAATTGTTAAAAACTTTTTCATATTTTTACATTTAATGATAATGAGATTGATTGCTCATTATTTGTGTTTATTAAATCTCTGTGATTTACCTTTTGATAATACTTTGATGGTTGTGCTAGTATATCATTTATCGCCAATTTAACCTCGACCTTATTAATCTTTCTCAAATATACAAAATCAAATATGTCTCGTGAGTTTTCATATATATTTGGGTATCCTTGGAACCCAACTGCGGATATTCTATCACCCACTCTATTATATGACAAACTGAAAACATTATTATCCAACTTGTAATTCACCCCTCCGTTCAAAATATAACCAGATTGTCCTTGCAGACTCCTTGAAATACCATTAACGACAACTTTTGATGAGGATAATGTTGCGTTTGTATATACATCAAAGGATGAATTTAATTTTTTTCTAAATTCAAGTTCAATTCCATATAAAACCGCATCATCTGGGTTTGTATATGTTAAAAGAAGGTTTGATGGAACGGAACCATCGGCAACAATCTGCTCAATCGGTTTGATAAACTTCTTTCCGAACAAAGCAACCGATATGTTCTCACCAAACTTGGGGTAATATTCAAATTTTAAGTCAAAATTGTATATGTCCGACTTTTCAAGAGATGAATTTCCCAAAATTTGAGCATTTCTCACAAAATCGTAGTAAGCGAAGTTGGCAACCTCCCTGAATTCTGGACGAGCAAGAGTTTTGGATGATGATGCCCGAACTTTAATCTTTTCAAGGTTATATGATAAGTTAAATGACGGCAAAAAGTCCAAATATTCCCTTTCCACATTTATTTTCTCGCCAGAGAAATCAGATGTGGCAACATCAAACAAATTATATTCAACTCTCAACCCTCCATTAACCTTAATTTTCCCAAATTCTTTATCATATTGAGCATATCCAGCCATCAAATCAAAATCTGTTGAATATCTGTCCGTGTTGTTCGTTATTTCATTCAATAAATCAGGTGCGTCATATCTAAAAACTCTTGCTTTGAAAGTTCTTGTTCTTTTGATATATAAACCACCAACTTTGAAATCTTTATATGTATGATTTACGGCACCATTTAAGGAATTTTCATTCATAACCGACCAAAACCTGTAAGTATCCCTCCAAGCAATCGAAAATTTGTCATCAGTTCCCAAAGAACGGACAATTGGATTAACTCTATAATCAGGTTGGTCTCTCAACATCAAGTTATGTCCCAAAATAAAGTCAGTATTGTTAATCTTTCCTTCAAATTGAGTATTCAAGATTGTTTTTTCAATCGTATTTGATGAATTACTCCTAACATCCTGAATATTGTCATAGTTCTCACCATTTCGTGTTAAATAGGTGTTTTCAATCTGTCTATTGAATAAAGACTTCAAGGAAAACTTGTGCTTATCATAATATGTTATATTCAGAAGTCCATTCAACGTTGAAACACTTGAACACATCGTATCTTTGTATTTATAAGCAAGTTCTGTTGAAGATTGATAATCTTGTCTGTCAATATAATTCAAAGTATTGTTCTCTCTAGCCGATGCCGAAAGCAAAAAGTACCAATTTCCTTTTTCATATCCATAAGCAACATTCCCACCAAGGTTGGGGATTGTGGTAAATTCTCTGGTTTTACCATCAGTCATCAAACTTGAATATGCTCTTCTATCTCCCAAACTACCAACTCTGAATTTATAAGTTGATGGGAAGTTGGACGGAAAATAATTTGGGGAAATTAACTTAAAAGGTTGTCCTGTTGATATAAATCCATAACTTGAACTCAAACCAACATTCATGAAATTATCAGAAACCTCCTTTGTTGTGATCTGAACGATACCTCCACCAAAATCACCTGGCAAACTTGGTGTCGCCGATTTAACAATCACCAAGTTATCAATCATATTAGATGGAATAACATCAAATGAAAATGACTTTCTATCAGGTTCTGTTGAAGGAAGCAAAGTTTTATTCAACATCGCCAAATTATATCTATCAGATAATCCTCTTACCAAAACAAATCTATCATTCTGAATTGTGACACCATTTATCCTTTTCAGAGCGTCACTAACATTTCTATCAGGGGTTCTCTTAACAAATTCAGATGATAATCCATCAGAAACTACGACATTATTTTTAATCATATTGATAACCGCAGCCGATGATTCCTTTTTTCCAACTGACTTCACCGTAAATTCAGGTAAATTCAAACTCCAAGTAACCGTATCCTGTGAAAAAAGACAAACAGGAAACATTAAAATAAATAAAATTTTTCTAATCATTAGTTTTTAATTTACCAATAATTATAAAATTATTGTTGAATAATCAAAAATACGATATTATCTAAATATTAAGTTTTTATCTGACTTAAAATTGTTATATTTATAGAAAATATCTCTATGGAAAATCAATCCATCAGGAAACCAGAGGAAGGAAGTGAATTAGTGAGAATTTCACACAAAATAAGTTCAACAACATCAGAACCACAACTGATTAAACTTGGGGAGAAATATTTCAGAGTTATAGAACTTGGTTAATTCTCACCTCTGAGAAGCCAAGAGGAAGATTGTATCTTATCACCTAACCCATCAACAATCTTTATTCCCAACTCACCACAGACTTTTGATTCTGGAATTTCGGATGAGTAACGATCACCACCTTTCGCGAATATATTGGGTTTAATTATTCTCAGGGTTCTAGATACAGAACTATCAGTATCTACACATAAAACAACCTTATCAACACACCTTAAAGCGGAAACAATTGCCATTCGTTCATCCTGCTTCATAAATTCTTTTGCGCCTTTGAGTTCGCGTTGTTTATCATTATTAATGATAACAACCAAATAATCACCAAGGTCTTTGGCTTTTTGTAAGTATTCTACATGACCCTTATGTAAGGGGTTGAAATACCCAGATGCTGCAACAATAACTTTATCACTCATAACTAAATGATAAAATCCTAATGTTAAAAAATAAAGATGTTAAATTAAAAATATCGGTTACCGACAAAGTTTTTGAAACCTTCAATATCATTTTCATTACCCAATATATGTATATCATCTTCCTTTATTAACTGCAATTGGCGTTCTGTGATGAGATATTTCATAATTATAAATATTAATTACATTACAATTTCACCTTCAACTTCAACTTGGTTCCGGATTTCTTCTTCGGTTGTTGTTTTGGATAATGGAGTATTCGTCAAATACAAATCCCCATCAACAGATTGAAGATTTCCCAAGGATTCAATTTTTGTATTTCTCAAATCCAAATCACCTGTAATAATATAAGGAGGATTTCCTCTGCGTTCCAGGAATTTTTGTAAAATATTCCAGTTGTTATTAAAAAAATCAAAATCCAATTCCAGGATTTCATCTTGCTCCTTAATTAACTTGAGTTGCCGTTCTGTGATAAGATATTTCATAATTATAAATATGCATTAAAGATAAATACCTCCACCAACTTCAACTTGGTTCCGGATTTCTTTTTCCGTTGTTATTTTGGATAATGGAGTTCTATTCAAATACAAATTACCACCAACAGATTGAAGATTTCCCAAGGATTCAATTTTTGTACTATTCAAATCCAAATTACCACCAACAGATTGAAGATTTCCCAAGGATTCAATATTTGAACCAGTCAAATACAAATAACAAATCACCTGTAATAATATAAGGTGGATTTCCTCTACGCTCCAGGAATTTTTGTAATAAAGCCCAATCATTATTGAATATATCAAAATCAATTTTCCGGATGTTGTCCTCCTTAATTAACTTGAGTTGCCGTTCTGTGATAAGATATTTCATAATTATAAATATGCATTACATATATATATTACCGCCAACAAATTCTCTAAACATATCAATATCCTGCTGATTGCCCAATATGTGGATTTGATCTTCAAATGATGGAAACATAACCAGATATTTATTGGTTTTAGTCATAATATCAAATAAACTATTGTATCCCATATCCATTAATTCTTTTTGTAATGCAAATGTTGGTCTTGGAGTTTCATATGTTTTTCTGGGACTATTATATTCGTCTCTATATTTACTAATCATTTCATCACCAAACTTGTCAAAGTTAAACAACTTGTTTGCATTAACTATTGCATATATTGTATTTTTACCAACCTTTTCTGTTGTCCAATAACCTTTTTCCGATTGAAAATATACGCCAGGTCCATATGTTCCAGATGGACTGGATCTAAACTTATCTATAATGCTGGGATCCACATTTGTGGCATGAAACCAAATATCTTTATTTTCGCTTTCTGGAAATATTGTATCAAGATATTCGGAATATTGTTGCGGTGTTCCAATTTCAGATAATTCTGGAACCAAATTAAATAAGTCTTCAACACCGGGTTTAATTCTTGGTTGAAGCAATTCTCCGTCATCTTCAACAATTAAACCCATAATAGATTTAATCCTTGATATTTCTTCATTTAGTATCATACAAATAAATATGTTGAACTAATTAAAGTTTGTGATTAGCGTCAATCATCCTCATCTTCTTCTCTGAATATAACTTTGGCCATATCCGATAATCGCGATTTTACTTTATTATATAAATTATCTTGCAAGGTATATGCTATTGTTTTCCTGATAACCTTAGCCGTATCCTTCGCAGTTTCTTCTTTAAGGAAAGCAATTTTAAATGAATCACCATCCATTTCACAATCTACCACATGCCCATCTTTTATAATATCTGGAACAAGTTTCCGTTCTAATTCAATTGTAATCTCAAAATATGGCAGTTTGGTTTCAGTATAATATATGGTTAAACTATATTGATCGACGGGAGTTCTATAGTATGGTTCGGAAGCCAGAAAAACACGCACCGTTCCAGCTGCTTTTTGTATTTCTTCATTAACTTCGGTCGTCTGATTAAATCCCATTACCATAATTTCATAATAAAAAGAATTAGTGTCAATATACTCTGATTCAAAACTTTCAGCCCCCCAAATATTATTGTCAAACACTTTGTCTAACATAACATACGATTTTTCACCCGCTAATTTGGTATAATGATCGGATATTGCTTTCATCATTTCAGGAAATGCGTATTCCAGAAGTCCAATTTCTCTATCACTCATCACCGTATCCTTGGTGTCGTAATAAGTATATTTTTTTCTGTTGTCAATATGGACGGCAACTTTTGAATATTCTTTATTTGTGGAGTTTTTCTTATCAATTATGAAATATAAAATTTGATTTCCTGATGTATATCTATCAAATTGTCCGGAACCTTTTGAGGTGACGCACCATTTGGTGTTTGCGCCATATTTGCAAGATGCTTCCTCATTTTTTGGAACTACAACAAGAAGTCTGTCGTCCTCATAAATTTTTTCTGCGTCTGATTCTGGGTCTCTTGACGCCAGATATGGGGTTATTACGCCATCAAGCTCTTCCAAACTATCATATTGGTTAATATCCTTTTTTGTTAGGTTTTTTGAAAACTTATCAAAATCTTCAATTAGTTTTATTGCGTCAGCAATTTCTTCCGAACTGGAGTTTGGGTGTAGGTTTTTGAGGAGAAAATCCGCGTATTCAGGATATTCCTTGAATTTTCTCTCATATTTGTTAGTTAATTCTTCCCTCCTTCCTTCTGAAATTAACTTTGGCTTCCCTTCAACCAACAAATTAAATTGGGGCTTTGTGATAATATATTTCATAATGATAAATACATTTTATAAATAAATCTCACCACCAACTTCAACTTGGTTCCGGATTTCTTTTTCCGTTGTTATTTTGGATAATGGAGTTCTATTCAAATACAACTGACCTTCAACATATTGGAGATTTCCCAAGGATTCAATTTTTGTATTATTCAAATTCAAATTACCACCAACAGATTGAAGATTTCCCAAGGATTCAATTTTTGTACCTCTCAAATCCAAATAACCACCAACAGATTGAAGATTTCCCAAGGATTGAATATTTGTATTATACAAATTCAAAAAACCACCAACAGATTGAAGATTTCCCAAGGATTCAATTTTTGTATTAATCAAATACAAATTACCTCCAACAGATTGAAGATTTCCCAAGGATTTAATATTAGAATTAAACAAATCCAAATAACCTGTAATGATATATGGCGGATTTCCTCTACGCTCCAGGAATTTTTGTAATAAAGCCCAATCATTATTGAATATATCAAAATCAATTTTCCGGATGTTGTCCTCCTTGATTAACTTGAGTTGCCGTTCTGTGATGAGATATTTCATAATTATAAATATGCATTACATATATATATTACCGCCAACTTCAACTTGGTTCCGGATTTCTTCTTTAGTTGTTGTTTTGGATAATGGAGTTCTATTCAAATACAAATTACCACCAACAGATTGAAGATTTCCCAAGGATTGGATTTTTGATTCACGCAAATCCAAATCACCACCAACAGATTGAAGATTTCCCAAGGATTCAATATTTGTATTATACAAATTCAAATAACCACCAACAGATTGAAGATTTCCCAAGGATTTAATATTAGAATTAAACAAATTCAAATAACCACCAACAGATTGAAGATTTCCCAAGGATTTAATATTAGAATTAAACAAATTCAAATAACCACCAACAGATTGAAGATTTCCCAAGGATTT